GAGGAGTTCGCCGCGTGCGACGACAGCAGTGAATCCGAGCTGTGGGGCCTGTTCGACAGAGACACGCTGATATCCATAGCCGGGATCGGGTGCTCAATATCCAGTCGAAAGACGTGGCTTGGCTATCTGGCGGTCCATCCGAACTACCGGCGGCAGGGTCTTGCCTCTCTGGGCCTGTCGTTGATGGAGTCCATAGCACTATCAAGGGGTTTCAGGGAGATGTTCGTGGAGACGTACGATCACCCGATCTTCGCCCCGGCCTGTGCGCTGTATGTCAGGGCGGGGTATAAGCTGGTCGGGGAACTGCCGGAATACCTTGATGATGGTTCTGACGCGCTTTTTTATAGAAAGCGTTTACGGCAGGCCGACTAACTAATGGCAGAGCGAAGAAAAAAGGGCGAGTTAACTTTGCTCGCCGAGCAACTGGACAAGGAGCTTCGCAAGGCCGCCCTAGCCAGAGACGGTGAGCGGTGCTGTCATTGCGGATGGACAGCAGTAGAGCACGCCGATCTTAGAAAGTTGCATACGTCCCACGTAATACCAAAGCGTGAAGGGCATGGTTTGCGGTGGGACATACGCAACGTCATTATACTTTGCTACCGCTGCCACCTAGAAAAATGGCACAAAGACCCGCTGCTCATGGCTAAGTGGTTCCAGGAAACATATCCTGACCGATATGGGTATCTGATGGAGCGGCATGACCTGAAGAAGACACTGACGGCCGACGATCGGCGGGGTCTGATAAACTTTCTGCGAATGAAAGCGAAACAATGGCAAAGAAGCCGAGTAGGGAAAACAAAAAGCTGACCGAGCTTGGACAGATCGGCCGGTCAGGCAGGCTCATCAGCCAGTACATTCGCGGCATCGGTACAGAGAAGACCGAGCTTATCCTGAATCCAGTGACGGGGAAGTCAGAGGTCGTCAGCAAGGGTGAGGCGCTCGCTCGTAAATCTGGCTTAAGGCCCTCGGATATGTCTACGACATTGACACCGAGACATATAGCGAGACCGGTGAGTTGAACCTGGACTACGTGAAGCTGCTGATCGATCGCGTGGAGGGCAAGATCGGCGTCCAGTCTGATGACCCGAACGACAGACGTACATCGGCCGCCGATCGAGTGTCGCAGGCGAACAAGGACAGGCTGAACGCTATGACCGAGGACGGATCGTGATAGGTGCTGGTTTCTCAGAGCACCCAGGAAAGCTGGGCCTGCTACCCGAACCGTTCCCTTCTGAGCGCGAGTTCTGGACATGCCCGAAGACCGGGCTCAAGGTGCCAAAGCGCAAGGACGCCAATCTCGCGTGGCGAGAACGGGTGCTGCGGGACGCCGATAACGATCCAGTTTTGCAGGCTGACTTGCTAGCTGCGTGCCGGGATAGTGGACTCCTGTGGGTCAATCTGTTCGGCTGGACATACTGGCAGTTCGAAACTGACCCAAAGACCGGCCGCAGTCGTCCGGCTAGGGTGAAGCACCAGCCGATGATTACCTGGGAATGCCAGGATGAGGCGTGGGAGGCGTTCGAGGAGGCATACCAGACCGGCGAAGATGTCGGGGTCCGCAAATCGCGTGACATGGGCGCAAGCTGGCTGTGCATGTTCTTCTTGCACCACAAGTGGTTATTTGTGCCCGACACTCAGATACGCGAGATGTCCCGCACTGAAGATTATGTAGACGGACCGACGAGCAAGAGCCTGTTCTGGAAACACGATTACTGCAACAGCTGGCTCGCTGAGTGGATGCGCCCACCCGGTGTCATAGAAAAGGGCAGCAAGAATCGCACGAAGCTGCGCATCCACAACGAGCTAAACAATTCAACGATCGCTGGTGAGTCTACAACGAAGCACGCTATGTCCGGCGATCGGTGCTCGTTGCTGTTACTGGACGAGTTTGCGAAGGTGGACAACGGGGAGGAGATACGCACCGCTACGGCTGACGTGACGCCGTGCAGAATCGTGAACTCGACACCGGCTGGGGCCGGAACGGAGTATTCACGGTGGATGAACTCCGGCCAGATCAGGCTGGTGTCTCTGATGTTCTGGGACCACCCAGAGAAAGGAGCGGGCCGATTTGTCCTTCAAGACCCCATCACCAAACGATATCAGATTTCTTCTCCCTGGTTGGAGCACCAAGCCACGCGGCGTACGCCGAAGGAATTGGCGCAGGAGTGTTACGCCGAGGACTTGGAAGCCGGAGACACCTTCTTCGACCTCAACGAGATCGACAAGCACATCGTCTTCTTTTCCAGGGAGCCGGTCGGGCGATACAACATAGCGATAAAGGAGCGCGTGGCCGATGACGACATCGCCGACATCTTACGACGCAGGGATACGAACGCTTACACTGTGCGACCAGCTTCGAGCGGCGGAAAGCTTGAGGTTTGGACAGAGCTTATCTGCGGAAGACCGGATCAATCTAAGACGTATATCTTTGGAATTGATACGGCAACTGGAAGAGGAGGTTCGGAGAGCGTTTGCTCCATACGGTGTAAGCAGTCGGGGGAGATCATAGCAAAATGGAAGTGCCGTAACAGCAGGCCGAACGAATTTGCCAGAGTGATTATAGCGCTGGCTTTGTGGTGTGGCGGGGCTAACGGCCAGCGGCTGCCGTTCCTTGTGTGGGAGAAAAACGGGCCTGGGCTGGACCTGGGCAAGGTGCTGGTCAAGGACTACCGCTATCCGTTTTACTTCCGCACCGAAACTGTGGGCACAGTAGCGGAAAAGAAATCGGACAAATTCGGGTGGCATTCAAGTCGTGACGCCAAGCAGTTGCTGCTTCGCGGATATGAGCGCGCTCTGTATCAGGGCAAGTGCATCAATCACGACAAACGCGGTCTCGAACAAATGAAATACTATATCCACTTCCCAGACGGGAGCGTAGGACCGGCGGAGCTTCAGGACAAGAAACAGGCCGAACGATTGCTACACGGTGATATCGTGATCGCTGACGCACTGACGACGTTGGATCGTGAAGTGGCGCAGCCTAAAAAGAAGGGCATCGTAGCGCCTGGACGCTCCTGGGGGTCGAGGTTTGAGGAGTGGAAAAAAAGAAAGCAAAACAAAACAGGCTGGCGAAAGCGGTTCAGGTTTTAGGGGTGTGATGTGAGTGTAGAACTTACAGCGAAGGTGGTGAGTGAAGCCGTGAAAGAGGGCTTCGAGCGCATGCGCCGTTACCGCAAGGCCAGGGCCATGTTTGTGAAGGATTACGTTGGACATTATTTTAGGTCTGAGCACGGCCTTACTGGCGAGATGCCGATCAATCTGGTGTTTCTCGCTATACACGCCCTCGTCCCAACACTGATCCAGCGCGAGGGGTTCAACAAAGTGCAGACCGATTTTCTCAATCAGAAGGAATACGCGGAGATGTTGGGTCTGGCGCTGAACCGTCTGCAAAGAAAGTTGAAGCTCAAGGACGTTCTGCGGGCGTCGGTCGTGGATATGTGCTTCGGATTCACCGTGCTCAAAACGAGCGTGGCGGCGGACGGCATGCTGTTGCAGACCGCCGATGACCAGGACGTGCCGCTCGGCCAGATATTTACTGACTCGATCAGTCTCGATGACTTTACATTCGACCCGACCGCGACTGCGTTCGACAAGTCGGCATTCATGGGGCATCGCGTACGGGTGCCGCGCTCAATGCTTGAAGAGTATGGGTGGGATAAGGACCTGCTCGAACAACTTCCGTCCGCCAATGAGCATCCTCGTGAGTCACAGTGGGTGCAGTCGATAACGCAAGACGGCAAGAAAGCCGCCAGGATGCACGAATTGCAGGACTATGTGTATGTGGTGGAAGTGCATGTGGCGGACGCCGATGCTATCGTGTATGTTCCCGACCCCTATCAGACGACCCTCGATGATTTCTTACATACGCAGGAGTATGTTGGGCCGGATGGCGGGCCATATACGATCGGTGCGCTGACGCAGCCGGTCCCGGACAATCCGTTCCCCATCGCCCCGGTTGGCATGTGGCGTGACCTGAATGACATGGCGAACATCATCTTCAAGAAGTTCATGGGGCAGAGCGAACGGCAGAAGGACATCCTGCTGTATCGCCCTGAGTTGGCGGATGTCGCCGATGCGATCAGGACGGCACTGGACGGTGAGGCTATCGGCTGTACCGATCCGAAGGGCATCAATGTCGCTTCGTTCGGTGGGCAGAACCCGGACAACCAGAACATGGTCCAGGAACTGAAGGGCTGGTTCAACTACATCGCTGGCAACCCGGATCAGTTGATGGGTGCGGGCAATACAGCGGATACAGCGACGGAGTACAGCGGCAATCAGGCTAACGCCTCGGTGCGTATCGAGGACATGCGCGATCGCATCGCGGATGTACACGCCGATATCAGTCGTAAGCAGGCGTGGCACCTGCACACCGATCCACTGATGTTCGACGGCAACGCTCCGGGCATTCCGCTAATCCGTCGTGTAACAGGCGGTCAGGAGGTCCAGTTGTTCCTGACGCCGGAACAGCGGAAGGGCGACTGGCTTGATTTCACCTTCGAGATCGTTAAACGTTCGATGACGGTGCTTGAGCCGATTTTGCGTTCGCGCCGTCTGATGGAGTTCCATACATCGGTTATCCCGTCGCTGGTGCAGTCGGCTATGGTGTTGATGCTGATG